GTTAGGCAGGGGTTTGTTAGGACAACCAGAGCCACAGATACCAAATATGCTTGGGCGAAACCAGATGCCACAGGGTTCGGTTGACTATTCTCAATACCTAAATCTTCTAGCCCAAAGACCTCGTCGGGCAGACATCACATCATTGTTGGGGTAACTATGAACGAAGAACTATTCAAAGCACTAGGTCTTAATGTAGAAAGCGCAAAGGAAAAGGCTTTCACGCAAGGGTTACTTGGTTCTATCTTCCAAGCAGCTGCACTATCTGGCCCACAGGCTCGCCCCGTTGGGAACCTTCAGGGGTTAGGGCAGATTGGTCTTGCGGGGATGGGCGCATACGAGAGTTCGTTCGACAAGCAACTCCAAGACGCGCTGAAAGCCACACAATTAAAGCAGGTCATGGAACAACAACAACGCCAACAAGCGTTCCGTACGGCGGCACAGGGTGCAGTCACCCGTCAACCAACGGTTCAGGATGTTTTGCGCCAACAGACCAACATTGAGCCAGAAGCGCTTGAGGGAATGTCCATGCAAGAAGTTATTGCACAGGCCCCAAAGTCTGCAATTTCTGTTGACCGTGACCGTTTGTTGTCAGCAATCGCTGAATTTGCGCCAGAAAAATACTTAGAACTAACGCAACCCAAGGCCACGGATTTGCCTACCTCGGTTCGTGAATATCAGTTTGCCGTGGGCCAGGGATTCAAGGGCACGTTCCAAGACTTCATTACAGAACAGAAAAAAGCTGGCGCACCATCTACTACTATCACGCTTCCTGGCGACAAGAAGATGGCAGAAGTCTTAGGCGCTAAAGGCGCAGAGCGTCTTGATTCGTCATTGACCCAAGCCCAAGAAGCCCAAAGCACTATACAAAACATTAACGAACTTCGCCCAATCCTAACAGAGGGCGTGTTTGCTGGCCCGTTAAGTGCTGCACCTCGTGCCGTGGCTCAGATTGCCTCATCACTAGGAATTACAGGCAAAGACACCAAAGAATTGCTAGACCGTACCGCAGTCGCAATGCAGGGATTGGCAAAGTTTGAATTGTCTGCCGCTGCCGCAATGCGTGGACAAGGCGCAATCACAGAAAACGAACGCGTGTTAATTCAACGCGCCGCCGGTGGTCGCCTAGACCAATTTACTGCGCCAGAGGTTCAGTCGTTGCTTACGGCAATGGAAAAGACAGCTAACTACCGTATTGCATCGCACAACCGTCAGTTAGATGTTTTGCGTAGAAGTGGAAGCCCAGAGGTGCGTGACCTAGTGCCGTTCTATGAATTAGGGCCAATGAATGTCGTGCCCGTACCAACGGCTCCTACTGGCGGGGTTAGAAAGTTCAATCCCAAGACGGGAAAGGTTGAATAATGGTTATTGACATTCCGAAAGTCGGACAGGTTGAGTTCCCCGACACAATGTCGGAAGCAGAGGTCAACGCTGCCGCTAAAAAACTATACGACGATGCAAACGCACCCAAGGCTGGTGGCGTACAAAGGGTGGCAGAAATTGCCACTCGTGGTGCTTTACCACCTGCGGCGATGGCTACCGCTGGAGCCCTTATGGGCGCTCCTGCTGGCCCAGTTGGTTCGGCGGTTGGCGCTTTGGCTGGCGGTGTTGCAATTCCCGTATCTGATTTCTTGGTCAACCTTTATAACTTGACAACCCGTAGCGACGTTAAATTGCCGTCTGGCGCGATTTCAGAGTTGTTGGATAACCTTGGTTTAGCCAAGCCAGAAAGCCGTGGAGAACGGATGTTAGAGGCTGGCGCGGGTGCAATTACAGGTGCTGGCGCACAAATACCTGCCTTAACGCGCTTGGCTACGGGGGCGGTTTCTCCTGTGGTTCGTGGTGTAGCACAACAAGCAGGGCAAGCACCAGCCGCACAAATTGGCACAGCAGCACCAGCCGCAGGAACGGCTCAGTATGTTGGAGAAGCCACGGGTAGCCCGTTGGCAGGGTTGGCTGCCGGAACAGCGGTGGGCGCGGCTGGCGGTGTCAGGCCAGGGCGCGTAGAACAAGGCGCAGGAAGACCAGAATTATCGGCACAAGCCGCCTCTGCTTATCGTTTGGCAGACCGCGCCGGACTAATAGTAAAAGACACTTATGTTCAAAACATCGCCAATACGTTGAAAAAAGAAGCTGTTGACGCAGGGTTCGATGCTGGACTACACCCAAAGGTAGCTTCGGTTATCAATAGGCTTGAATCCGAAGGTTCAACGCCCAAAACCCTGAAAGAGTTAGAGACATTGCGCCGGATTGTGCGCTCACCAGAGGGTGATTTTACAAATCCTGACCAACAACGCATTGCGGCAACCCTTGTAGACAAGTATGACGACCTCGTAGAGGGTATTGGTAAGACAAATATCCTTTCTGGCGATGAAAAAATGGCGGTTTCTGCGCTAAAAGAAGCCCGCAAAGTCTACGGGCAAAGCAAACGGCTTGGGATTGTTGAAGATTTGGTTAATAAAGCCGATATAAGTAGTGGGCAGTACAGTCAATCTGGTATGGACAACGCTTTACGGGTGCAATTTGCGGCTTTGGCTAAAAATAATAAGCGCATGGCCGCATTTACCCCCGCTGAACAGTCAGAGATTCGGAATATCGCCAAAGGCGGTGGTACTGGAGAGCAGATTTTGCGCTTTGTTGGCAAGTTCTCCATCCGTGGCCCAGTTAGTTCAGTCCCATATATCGGGGCAGCCTCAATTTCTCCAGAACTGGGTGGCCCACTAGCGATGGGGGCAGCCGCAGTTTCTGAGATGGCGCGTCGCGGCGCAGAGGGACTTCGCCAACAAAATGTTCAACGGCTCATGGAGCAAATTAGCCTTGGCAGAACGCCACAAGGACAAGCATTAGAACTACTGCCGCCAACAGCATTGCGCGGTTTATTATCCACACAGTATGGAATGGAGCAATAAATGCCTAAGACCAAGATTTCAGAATACTCAACGACCAACTCCTCTAACACAGACATAGAAAGCATTAACATCGACGAGGGCTGCGCGCCTTCTGGGATAAACAATGCTATCCGTGAGTTGATGGTTCACTTGAAGGAGTTCCAGACAGGCTCATCTGGTGACCCTCTGACGGTCGCTGGCGGGATGTTCATATCTGGGGGTGGGTCGGCTAACACCTTGACCGTGACGGGGATTCTGACGGCTTCTGGAGGCACGATTCTGTCCTCTACGAACACCCTGTCCGGCTCCAACATTATTTCCGGCAACATTAATTCCTCTGGGACTACAAACACGTTCTCCGGCGGGAATATCCTGTCAGGCACTAACACCATCTCTGGCTCGGCAATTATTTCCGGCAATATCAACTCGTCGGGAACCACAAATACATTCTCTGGCGGCAATATCTTCTCAGGCACGAACACGATGTCTGGGTCAACGGTATTTTCCTCTGGGAACCTAAAGTTAGCGGGTTCTTCTAGCGGTACGGCTACCCTAAACGCCCCTGCCGCAGCTTCTACAAATACCTATACCCTACCACCGGACACCTCTACCCTTGGGTACAGAAACGTCCCTGCGGTTGGGACAAAGACAGGTTCTTACACGCTTGCCACCACAGATGTTGGCGAGTATGTCCAGGTAGGTTCAGGCGGGTCTATTACAATTCCTGATGCAACTTTTGCCGAAGGTGATGTAATATCTATCTTCAACAACACAGCTTCGGGGGTTACTATTACCTGCTCGATTACCACGGCTTATATCGCTGGCACAGATTCCGACAAAGCAACTGTGACCCTGGCAACCCGTGGTGTGTGTACGGTACTGTTTATCTCCTCGACTGTCTGCGTTATCACAGGGAACGTGTCATAAATGACCGGCATCTTTCAGATTCTTCTTGCTGGGCAGGGTGCGCCGACTATCCTTGCTGACTATCTTGTTGTAGCGGGTGGTGGTGGGGGTGGTTATGAGGGCGGTGGCGGTGCGGGGGGATATCAGTCACTTACATCACAAACATTATCTGTTGGAACCGCATATACCGTCACGGTAGGTGCTGGTGGAACCGGAAAGGGAAACGGTGGAGGTACTGGCGGAAGTGGTGGTAATTCGGTATTTTCTACTACTACATCTACTGGTGGTGGTGGAGGGGGTAGCAATACCAACAATGGCGGTAATGGAGGTTCAGGTGGTGGCGCATCTTCTGCCGCATCTTCTCCGGGAACCGGAATAGCGGGTCAAGGTAATGACGGTGGAACAGGTAATAGTGCTGGCGCTGCTTCTGGCGGCGGTGGCGGAGCATCTGCGGTTGGTGGAAATAGAAGTGGAACAACCGGAGGTAGTGGCGGCGCAGGAACGGCATCATCTATTACAGGTTCTAGTGTTACTAGGGCGGGTGGTGGTGGTGGAACTGGCTCTGGTGGTAACGGTACTGGTGGCTCTGGTGGCGGCGGTGCTGGTAGCAACACCACAAATGGAACCGCTGGTACGGCCAATACAGGTGGTGGCGGTGGTGGGTCTTATAACAATACTGGCGGTGCAGGCGGTTCCGGTATCGTCATTATCAAAATCCCATCTACGCACTATGCCTCATTCTCATCTGGTGTAACTTCATCTCTCTCGACTGCTGTTGCGGGATACAACGTATATACAGTAACGGCTACATCTACTACTAGCGAGACTGTTACTTTCCTTGCTGGCGCTGGCGTTGACTTTTTAGTGATTGCTGGTGGTGCAGGTGGAGGTGGAAACGTAGGTGGTGGTGGGGGCGCTGGTGGTTATCGTACAGCAACTGCATCTCAAATTACTTTTGGTGTTTCTTATACTGTAACGGTTGGAGCCGGTGGTTCAGGTGGTGCTGGGGTTGCTGGAAGTTCTGGTAGCAATTCGGTGTTTTCAACAATAACATCTACTGGCGGTGGTAATGGCGCTGGCGGTGGTAATGGCAGAGCAAATGGCGGAAACGGCGGCTCTGGTGGCGGCGCTGCATCGTATAACACCGCTGGAAGTTACACCGGAGGCTCTGGTAATACCCCATCTGTATCTCCATCTCAGGGTAGTAATGGAGGTAACGCCACATCTACAACAAATCAATTTACGGCTGGTGGCGGCGGTGGCGCTAGCGCTGTTGGTTCTGCAAACTCTGGTGGCAATGGTGGAAATGGTGGTGCGGGAACCGCATCCTCTATCACAGGTTCTAGCGTAACTAGGGCTGGCGGCGGTGGGGGTGCGTGCGACACAGGTTCAACTGCTGGAACGGCATCTGGAGGTGGTGGCGCTGGTGGTGTTTTTCCATCAAACGGAACTGCTGGAACTGTTAATACTGGAGGTGGCGGTGGCGGTGGCGGCAATAATGGCGCAGCAGGCGGCTCTGGCATTGTCATTATCAAAGTACCTGACAACGTAACTGCGACATTCTCTGGTGGCGTAACTTCATCTCTGTCTACTTCTGGTGGATTCAACATCTACTCTGTAACTGCGACTAGCACGACAAGTGAGACTGTGACGTTTAATCGCATCATTACATTTAGCGCAGACTTCTTAGTATTAGCCGGTGGCGGTGGTGGAGGTGCTGGATATGGTGGTGGTGGCGGTGCAGGTGGTTATAGAGAATTAACATCACAAACTCTGTCTACTTACACAAGTTACACGGTGACAACAGGCGGCGGTGGCGCAGGTTCTAGTGCTTATGCCGTCTTAGGAACATCTGGTTCTAACTCTGTGTTCTCATCTACAACGTCTAACGGCGGCGGTGGTGGTCATAGCGGTGGTGGTTCTGGTTCAGAAGCACGCCCCGGTGCTAATGGCGGTTCTGGTGGTGGAGGTGCTTATGGCGGTGCAGGAGGTTCTGGAAACACGCCTAGCACGTCACCATCTCAAGGTAGCAACGGAGGTTCTGGAAGCACAAGCGCAAGTAATTACGGTTCAGGTGGCGGCGGTGGAGCAGGGGGTACTGGCGCAAACGGTACAAGCACCGCTGGTGGTAATGGTGGAAACGGAACAGCATCAAGCATCACGGGTTCCTCTGTAACTAGAGGTGGCGGTGGTGGCGGTGGTTCAGTCTCAGGAACCGCTGGAACTGGTGGAACAGGTGGCGGCGGTAACGCTGGAAATGGTAGTGGAAGTGGACAAGGAGGTGGAACAAACCTCGGTGGTGGGGGTGGCGGTGCTACTTTTACAAGCAGCCTACAATCAGGTGGAAACGGCGGTTCAGGCGTAGTCATCATAAAGATTCCAGATACTCGCACGGCTACCTTCTCAGGCGGTGTTACATCCTCGCTATCGACTGCGGTATCAGGATTTAAGATTTACACCGTGACCGCTACATCAACCACATCAGAAACAGTAACTTTTAGTTAAGGAGAAACAGGTGGCTCATTTTGCTCGTTTAGATTCAAACAATATCGTTGACTTCGTTGTAGTAGGTCGTGATGAGGACAACGGCAAAGAGGCAGAACTCTCTTCCCGTACAGGCGATGTCTACAAACAGACTTCGTACAACACCCACGGTGGCGTACACGCACTAGGTGGCACACCTTTCCGTAAGAACTATGCGGGACTAGGCTACACCTACGATGAAGGCCGGGATGCGTTCATTCCTCAACGCCCATATCCGTCTTGGGTATTAGATGAGTTTTCTTGTCTTTGGAACGCTCCTGTACCTTATCCCACAGATGGTAAACGGTATAGTTGGAATGAAGAAAGCCTTGCTTGGGATGAGATTCTAGATGCCGAGTAAATCCTTACCGTTGCCAGACTTTGATTTGTTGCACTCCTTGTTTGAAGTTAAGGATGGGATTCTTTACAACAAAGTTCAACGGAAAATGCAACCTGCTGGAATTGAGGCAGGATGCCAAAGAGGCCGATACAAATGGGTTAAGATTAACTCTCAACGATACTCTGTGCATCGAGTTATTTTTTACATGACTCATGGATATTGCTCAGAATATATTGACCACATTGATGGCAATGGTCTAAACAATAAGCCAGAGAATCTACGACCAGCAACTCTGTCTGAAAACAAATGCAATCAAAAGATTTACAAAAGCAACACTTCTGGCGTTAAAGGTGTTTATTGGTGTAAACCTAAAAACACTTGGGTTGCTCAAATTGCATTTAACAATCGGCGGAGAACTCTTGGAAGATTCAAAACAAAAGAACTTGCAGAAGAATTTATAGATTTAGCAAGGGAAATGTTACACGGCAACTTTGCAAACAAAGGAATAACTGCGTGAAACTTATCAAACTAACTAACGCCGCCAAAGGGCGCATCGGTGAAGGTCTGATTATCAACACAGACCTGATTGCGTCAATCTTCCAGCACACCCAAGAAGACGGCACAGAGGTGCGTGTTTGCTACGGTATGAACGGCAACTCTTGGGAGGTATCCGAGAGCTTTGACGAAATCATGGACAAGATAGGGGCTTAGTATGGCAACGATTGTCGAGGTTAAAGGCCAACTAGACACCCACGAAGCTGTCTGTGCTGAACGCTATCTCGGAATCAATGCCAGGCTCAAGCGCCTAGAGCAAATCCTAATCGGCTCCGCTGGCTTCATAATTATCCTTCTGCTAAGCCTAGTGGTGAAATGACCACCATCGCTGCCAAAGCGTCTACGGGAGAGATTGCCGCAGATTCGATGGTCAGCGGTGACGACTCCTTCTACCTTGTAGAGAAACTCCGTAGTGGGCAGACAAGCGTCTACGGGGGTTGCGGAGATTGGGATAAACTATTAAAGTTCTACAATTCGTTGGAGTCTGGGGCTGACCTAGACTCGGATACGGATGTGACCGTTCTCGAACTCAGAAGTGATGGCATTTGGATTTACGAGAGTACCATCATTCCTGCGAAGATAAAGAACGACTTTTGGGCAATTGGAACTGGGGCAAACTTTGCTATCGCTGCCATGCACTTAGGCTTAACTCCGGCAGAAGCAGTAAAGCTGGCGTGTCTGTACGATACATCCTCCCATGAGCCAATTGACGTAATGACTCTAAGCGGGAGGAAACGTGGTAGCACTAAAAAAGGTGTCGGACGAGGAACTAATAGCGGCGTTTAAGACATACGGCAGTCCACAGAAGGTCTCACAGGTTCTAGGCATAGACGTTGGTACGGTTTACCGAAGGCGGTCGGCACTTAAGGACGTATCCCTACCATCCTTTGCCGCAAGACAACACAGCATCGCCAACACATACATCCCAGATAACCGCAGGGTTATATCCCACACCGTAGACAACGGTCACGTCTTCATAGCCTCCGATTGCCATTATTGGCCTGGCGAGGAAACCGTAGCGCACAAGGCGTTTGTTTCCCTGCTGACAGAATTTAAACCCAAGACCATCATCCTAAACGGCGATGTCTTTGACGGGGCTAGAATCAGCCGCCACGCCGCCCTGATGGGAACTAACCCCCCTACCCCAAAGCAAGAGATAGAAGCCTGTCAAGACCGTCTAACCGAGATTGCAAACGCTTCTAAGAACGCTACTAAGTTTTGGACTTACGGGAACCACGATACACGCCTCTTTAACTACATTGCTACCCATGCGGATGCTTTAGTAGAGTTTTCTGACTTATTTGCGTACTTCCCTGGCTGGCACACGGGATGGCGGGTAGACATAAACAACTCGCTGATAGTCAAGCATCGGTGGCACAACGGCCAACACGCGACTTATAACAACGCCTTAAAGTCAGGCAGAAGCATTGTCACGGGACACCTGCACAAACTGATGGTCACGCCTTGGGTTGACTACAATGGGCGCAGATACGGAATAGATACTGGAACCCTTGCAGAACCTACTGGCGACCAGTTTGTTTACACAGAAGAAAACCCCGTGAACTGGTGTTCTGGTTTCGCGGTGCTGACATTCAAAAATGGTATGTTATTACCTCCAGAACTATGTGAAGTCATTAACGGGGTGGCTTACTTTCGAGGAGAGAAAGTGGGATAAATGAGTGATTTAGTAGCCTCGGCAAAAAGTGCAGCGCAGGGTATAAAAAGCGCGATTGCGGCAGGTAAAGAAATAGAATCAGTAGTCCAAGACATACAGAAACTAGGGGTCGCAGAACTCCAAGCCAAGCAACAATTCCAAAAGAAGCAACGGGTGGTAAAGGGTGACACCACCATCCTCACGGCTTTCGCAGAGTGGAGAAGACTCAAGGAAGTGAAGGAAGCCGAAGACGACCTATTCCAGCAGCTTGTAGAACGCTACGGAAAGGAAAAGGCAGAGTTCGAGTGGAAGGACATCCAAGCCATCAAGGAACGTCAAATTAAGGAACTCAAGGATGGGCGCGACGAGATGGGGCGTGACCTAAAGAAACTCCGTGAACTCAAGGTTATGTGCTTCGTAGCCTCGCTAATCATAGTCACCACTTACTACATCTTCAAAGGACACCTGTAATGCTATCCCTAATATCCTCCGCTGTCGGATTCCTAGCCTCTGGCTTACCGCAAATCCTAAACTTTTTCCAAGACAAGGCTGACAAGGCTCAGGAGTTGAAGTTAGCCCAAATGCAGACGGAACGCGAGTTAGCCCTTGCAGAACGCGGTTTTATCGCCCAGCAGAAGGTCGAGGAGATTCGTACAGACCAGATTGCCCTTCAGACCGACGCAGACCGCCAGAGTGCGGCTTTAGACCACGACAAGGCTATCATGGCTCGGGCTTCCAATTGGGTCGTCAACCTGAACGGTATCGTGCGTCCTGCGGTCACCTTTATCTTCGTCCTAGAGTTGGTGCTAATCAACATGGGACTTACCTACTTCTTGCTAAAAGGCGGTCTTGGAAGCATGGACGTTGAGCAGTTCATCGCCGCCACGGACGTAATCTTCTCCGAGGACGAGATGGCACTACTCTCAGGAATAATCGCGTTCTGGTTTGGAAGTAGGCAATGGGGTAAGAAGTGAAGGTAAGCAAGGAAGCGATTGAGGGCATCAAGAAAGACGAAGGGGTAAGGACAAAACCTTACCGTTGCCCCGCCTTGCTTTGGACTTGCGGCGTTGGCCACGTCATAGACCCCAATCACATAAGGGTTAAGCTCGATGAACGCAAAAATATACCCCTTCCCCCAGAGTGGGACAGAGTTCTTAGCATGGCAGAAGTCGATGCTATCTTGGCTGCAGACTTGGCTACGTTTGAACGAGGAGTTCTGCGCCTCTGTCCAGGTGGACTTACTCAAGGCAGGTTTGACGCTCTGGTTTCCTTCTCCTTCAACGTCGGGCTTGGCAACCTCCAAAGGTCAACCATCCGCATGAAGCACAACCGTGGCGACTTCGAGGGTGCTGCAGAGTCTTTTATGGCGTGGACTAAGGCCGGTGGTAAGGAACTGCCTGGTCTAGTTAAACGCCGGAAGCACGAACGCGCTCTCTATGAATCTGAGTAATTCTTTCCTTTAGTTCCTCGGCTACGGTCAAATTGTGCTTGGCCTCAAACTGGTCTAGCCACTTTCTCCTCGCCTCCTTTGTTGGAAGCGTCAAAACATACCTTGCCAGCCCCTCTATTTTTGCTTCGTGTTCGGATAACACTATCTGATAGAACTCCTCTGGGGTAGCGGTAAAGGTTCCTCTATTAACCAGCCCTAGCAAATGTTTTATGCAACGCTTTTCTTGCGGTGGTGACGGCTCTGGCTGCGTCAGATTTTCGAACAAATCTCCCAAGATAATACCTCTTATAGTTGGCCATTATGTGCGCCTCGTAAAACTTTTCCTTCCTCTTGTAGACCCCCTTTATGTTCGACTTGGTTTTCTCTCTACGCTTGGAGTTCCACCTGTTCTCCATCTGCGTGGCTACCCTGAGATTGCTTAACCTATTGTCGGCAAACTTGCAGTTTATGTGGTCAACCTGCTCCGGCCAGTACCCGTGGTGGTACGCCCAGACAATCCTGTGGGCAAAGTAAGGCTTCTTAAATATAGCAATTTTGCGATACCCTCTAGGGGTTATGTGACCGGCTACCCTATTTGCGTACCGTCGGTTCCACATGACGTAAGCAGAATACTTGGCGAAAGCCTCAATGGGTCGAGGCTTCCACACAAGTCTTCCACGCCTGTAATCAAACAGGGCTTTCAGTTGTTGCTGGCTTAGAATGGGATGTCTTCCTCAAGCGATTCCTGACGCTTCGGCTCTGCCTTTGGTTTCGGCAGTTCCACCTTGAGGCTCATAAACTTCTGCCCAGACTTGCCCGTCTTAATCCACGCGGCTAGTTGGTACTCAGTCCCATCCACGTTTAACTTGCCTTTGTACGCGGGCGCACGTTCATTGTCAGATTCATTCTTAAATAAAATTCCAGAATTACTATTGTCGTATTCCATTAGACCGTCCTCCATTGTTGATTAGTTTTAATGCGATGAACCTGGCTTATTCCTATTCCAAACTTTTTTGAAATTGATGCCAAAGTTCCATCTGAATTTCTTATTTCTAAAACGTCAGCTTTAGTCAGTTTTCTAACTTTGCTTAGTTCGCCAGATATTTTTAATTGCCCTCCTCTGTTCCTTCGTTTTCTATCCAAATTGTTTTCTAATACCGTTCCGGCATATAAATGGTTTGGGTTAACGCAAGACGGAATGTCGCAGGTATGGCAAATAATCTTTCCTGTTGGAATTTGCCCGTGATGTAGCTCGTATGACCATCTGTGCGCCCTTAAGCGTTTACCGTTGTTTGGGTTTTTTAAGTTCCCATATCCGTTTTCATCTAACCACCCCATCCAAATCCAACACCCAGACCAAGGAATAATTTCAATTCGTTTTTCTATTGGTTTTCTAGTTTTCATTTTGCGGCCATCCATAATCCATAGTTTCCAATTGAGTATCCAATAAAAGCCACGCCAAGACCCACCTTACCCTCTAGTAGCAACTGCACAGCTACCACAAGGTATACAACACCGATACCGGCTATTAACCACGCCGCCACTCTGTCCACCCCGCTAGAACAATCACCCCTAGCAGAAACAACACAAACCACGCCGCGTCCTGCGCGTAAAAGTG